ACCAGCTTTCCGCTGTGTTCCTGCGCAAGTGGGGCGTGACCCTGCACCGCGTCAACCGTTCCATCAAGACCGAGGTCAACGGTATCAAGAAGAATCACAAGCCTTGGGCAGAGGGTCGCCTTGTGTTCACTTGTGATGCAGTAGTGGGTGATTTGGTATATACCAACACCGCCGAGCAGTCGCATCCCGTCGCTGGTGTGACGTATTCCACTGTCGAGGGCTACATCCTTTGCAGCCAGTATTCCAAGAATGACCCCCTGCGCGAGTTCACCTCGTCACAGGCAATGGCCGTTCCCGTAGTTCACAACGTAGACCAAATCTACACCCTTGACCCCAAGACGGTAGAGGGCTAATCTGACGAAAGGAACTGGATATGGCAAAGATTAAGGTTATCACCCGTTTCCGCAACAAGTTCAACATCACTGAGTTCTTCAACGTCGGCGATGTGCTTGACTTCGACGCGGAACGTGCGAAGGATGTCATCAGCCGTGGCCTTGCCGTGGCTGTAGAAGAGAATCCAGCCGATGATGCCGAAGCTAAGGCCAAGGCCGAAGCGGAAGCCGCTGCAAAGGCAGAGGCCGAAGCCAAGGCGAAAGCCGAGGCAGAAGCAGCCAAGGCCGCTGAAAAGAAGGCCAAGGCCATCGAGAAGGCAGAGACGAAGGTTAAGAACTTGACGGAAAAGGCCGAAGCAGCCAAGGGCAAGGCCGATGAAGCTGCAAAGGCTGTCGGTGAAGCCGCTGACGAAGCAGCCAAGGCCAAGGCACAGAAAGCCGCTGACAAGGCAGCTGACGCGCTGAAAAAGGCCGAGGAAGCCCTCGCCAATGCCAAGAAGGAACTCGACGGACTGAAAGGTGACGAATAGCATCTGACGCTATGACGATAAGAGAATACATATCCCAAAAACTGCCCTCCTTCAATCTGACGGAGGCGCAGTTTGCAGATATTTACGCAGACTACGGGCTGGATGTCAACCAAGACTATTCCATCGAAAACCAGTTGGCCGCTAACAAGGCCATCGTCGGCATCATCGAGGAGCAGGTGCTTGCACCGCGTCTTGCATCGGTCAATGAGGGCGGGTTCTCTATGTCGTGGAACTATTCGGACTTGGGTAAGCTGTATATGTACCTGTGTAACAAGTACGGGCTGACCCCGAAATCCGACGTGGTATCTCTTTTGGGAATCAACATGATAAAGGACGCTTCATCGAAATGGTAGGCTGATGTATTACGAACCACACATATTGCAGGTATGGCAGAACGAGCAGACGGAACATGACGAGTTCGGTCGAATCGTGAAGGTGTCAGATGGCGGCTGGGTGGATGTGTGCGGATGCCGATGCGACGACAACCATTCCAAGGAACTGAAAACCGAGACTGGCGAGACCTATCACTCCAGCTACAGAATCGCATGTGACAAGACCACGGCGGTCAAGATGGGTGACAAGGTGCGCTGTCTGAACATGGATGATTTGTCGGAGCGCGGAAGCGGAATTGTCGGTGATTTGGTCAAGACGAACTATCTGAACTACATGCAGATTTGGCTATGAGCGTTGTGGACTTCGACTTTTCCGACGTGGATGCTTTCATCCAGCAGGGCAAGAAGGAGGTCATGCAGAAGGAGGCTGAAATCGGTGCGGAAGCCGTGGAGTACAACGTCCGCGAGGGTGACTACAAGAATCACACCTTCAACCTGCGGCGGTCTAACGGCTTCGATGTGGATGAAGAGGGATTGGCGATAAAGAATACCGCAGACTACGCGAGTTATGTGGAATCAAAAGGCTACTTGGTGGCTGGTGCTGGTGCTATCTATGCCGAGAAAAGACTAAGGGAAGAAATCCAATGATAACAGCAAGCAATGTAGGTGACATCCTGCTTAGGGATTGCGGGGAGTTCGGAATCAGCGTTTACCGCAAGGGGAACGAGAAGATAGACCCCCAAGCCGAAAGGGTTGTCATCAGACCGCAAAGGCAGCAGGGCGAGACGGTGTGGCGCAAGGGATTCGTTGACGTGAACCTGTGCGTGCCCGACATCAGCGGCGAGGCGAATACGCCGAGGCTGGAGGAACTGGAACGCCTTGCATGGCAGCTGTTGGATAAGGGCGATGTCTCTGAGTTCGACGGCACGAAGTACACCTATCACATATCTTCCGTAGAGTCCGAGATAGCAGACGAACAGACGAAATGTCACTATGCGAATGTTAAGCTATTGTTTCAAGTATTTAATATCAACTGATTATGGTATATGTAGGCATTAGAAGTGTGACGATTGGCAGCAACACGTTTACCAACGTCCACAATGAAACGTGGAACTTCCACGAGGATGAGCCCGAGCGCGTTGAACTAATCAACCAAGTGACGGGCAAGCCCTATTATGTCGTACTGAAGCAGGGGTACAAGAAAATCATCGAGTTCTCTGTCGGTGACTATACCGCTGCACAGCTGGCCGCATTGCAGGGTACTGACGGCAATCCTGTTTTCGCACAGGTTTCCGCAGTCTTGAAGAACGGTGAAATCGCTGCTTACCAAGCAATGATTATCGCCACCCGCGAGACGCAGGACACTGCCATTCTGATGAAGGTGCAGTGTATCGAGTGCGACTACACACCCGATGTTGTCAACGGTGGCAGCGGAAGCGGAAGTCAAGCAGGCTAAAACCGTGTATCAATAACCAACAATGGGGAGGATGTGCTGTTATCCCGCATCCTCCCCTGTTTAATTAAATAGTAGTATGGAAGAAGAGAACATTCAGATACCCAATGCGGCCAAGACCGTAAGCAGCGCGCTTCTCGGAATGGATATAAAGGTTGTGCTGGTGAACGATAAAAGGTATGTGTTGAAGCCGCCGACGATAGATAAGTTAGCTGGAGGCGGCTACTGGCTGTCAACATTCGACCGCGAAGGAAAGAACACCATCGACGAAATCATCATGGCAATGACCGACATCGTGCCAGTCTGCAAGGCTTTGTCGTGGATGATACAGGGTGACGAGTCGCTGGAGGAGGAGTTGCGCAAGGGAACACTGGAAGAGAATCTTGTTGCCCTGTGTACTGCCTTTAGCTTGGTGAATACCAAAAATTTTCAGATGCTATCAGCTTTAGCAAGGAACGTCGGAAGACTGATAGCAAAACCAAAACGACAACAGTAGGCAATGAGTGTCTGCTGGGTCAGATAGCGACGTTCATGGAGAACCTGCACCTGTCATACGAAGATGTGGTGTATAGGATTCCGTACAGGAACTTGCAGATTATGATGAAGGATAAACTGCATACCATCTATGGCGAGGTTGACCACGAAGTCGATAGTCTTGATGAATACTACAGGCTCATGGGGCGTGAGAACCCGTTCAAGAAGCCGTCGGAAGGTGCGGATGATTCACAATCCGAAATGGTGAAAACAAGCGAATAAATTTACATTGTGCCTCAGAAATAAAGCGGTATATTTGCATCAGAAATGAATGATGTGCTGCCGCACGGCACGGAATGACATAGGAAAAGTTTTAGGGGTGGATTCGGGAAGTGCGGTCTCGTTTCTGCCCCGCTTTCGTAAAAAGAAGTAGTATGGAAGGAAAGAATGAAATTGTGTTGTCAAAAGACAGCAGTAGCGATGAACTAAGGCAGTATTTCAGCAAAATACTGGAACTGGCACGAAGTGGTAAGGATTATCCCGTGAATCTTGATGAGGTTTGGATGCTTGTGTACTCGGAGCGTGGAAAGGCAGTACGCGCATTGAAGGAGAATTTCATTGAAGGTGAAGATTATACCAGCTTTGCCCAAAATGGCAAAACTGCTACAGGTGGCTACAAATACACGGTTTACATGCTTTCCACGTCATGCCTTGAATACTTTATCGCCCGTAAGATTCGGGCAATATTTGAGGTGTACCGTACTGTGTTCCATAAGGTAGCCAGCCGTGAACTATCACGCAAAGAACTTGCTCAAATGGTGCTGGAGGCCGAGGAAGAAAAGGAACGTCTGATGCTGGAGAACAAACAGCAGAATGAAACCATCCAGCAGCAGAATATTCAGATTGCGGCCATGTCCGAGGAGATTGTGGAAATGAAGCAAAAGACCGACTATCTTGAAATCATCCTGTCAAGTGTCGGCTCTGTCACAACGACTCAGATAGCACAGGACTATGGAATGTCGGCAGTTGCATTCAATAAGCAACTGGAGGCGATGCGTATTCAGCGCAAGGTAAACGGCCAGTGGATTCTCTATGCCCCATACATTTCCGAAGGGTTCATTCTTAGCAAGACAATCAACATTACCCGCTCCGATGGCAGACCCGATACAGTCATGCACACCGAATGGCGACAGAAAGGCCGTCTGTTCCTTTACAATAAATTGAA